AATCCTGTTGCCACAACAGAAAAACAGACAGAAATGGCTATTGCCGATCTTCCTAAAGGAAAGCTTTCTCTATTAAAGCAACTTTTTTATTTCAGTGATAGATATCCATCTGTGTTTCTTTCTCAAGGACGATTCGCTAAATTATGTGGCTTAAGTCGTGAATATGTTAATCGCTCTTTTTCTTTCTTTGAGGAAAAAGGGATCTTAAAGATGCTATATCGTCATAAGACTACTTCTCAATATAAATTAACGGATGTCTTTACTAAAGAATTTAAAGCAAAAATGTCTATTTATTTTAGGGTATTTCCATTAAAGTTATTACTCTCAATAACCGCTGCTAGTGCTGCTTTAGAAAAAAAGTCACACAAGATTTATCAAGGAGAATATAATTATATTAACCGTCCCATAGAGAGAGAGTTTACTTACGCGTGCGCGCGTGTAACGGGGGGAACGTTTTTATACAAAAAAAGAAGAGAATATGAAGCAATGCTACTACCATCAGACAAGAAGAAGATTTTGGAACAGCTTAGTCAGGGTATAAAACCAGATAATTTCCCATCTGAGATCGTCCGTTCTATTACCGATATCCCCTTGAGTAAGTTTGGACAAGTGAAGTTGAGTGCATTTCCAGATTTTGTCATCAAGCAAGCGCTGCAAGAAATACGACATATGAAATTTTTAAAAGATCCATTCCGGTATTTATTTTCACGTTGTATAAAGATATGCCACGAACAAAACATAACCCCTGATTTTTCATGGATAGATTCGTTAAAAAGAACTTTAAAAATGAATGACTCCATCAGTCCGGTTCTGACAGTAGCTCCTAAATCATCGATGAAAAAAGATCCGTTTACCGCTAACCAAGAGATTGTAAATACTTACAAGCCAATGGATAAACCTCTCGATAATAACATGCAAAGCGTTACAGATCACATGAAGGGGCTGATGGATAATAATCCTTCACTCTCTTTAATTTTTGGTAAAGCTTTTAATAATTTAGTTAACGAATTTTAAGAAGCATGCGCGCGCGGGCATTGTACATTGAGGCTGAATATTATGAGAAACCGTGTATTATATCGAAGCAGATACATATAATCTGTAACTTTTAGGATAGGTATGAAAATAATAAAAAAGCAGCTGCCAGAAAAAATAGCGAATAAATTAGCCCGTCCACACGAAGATGAAGAGTTTAGCACCTATTACCTTATTGATGATGAAATCTACGTTCATACGAAGTTCTTGATTGAAGAAGAAAATCCACCATTGACCCTTATGCATGATGTTGCACGGGTAGAAGAAGAAATGATCAAGCATATGCAAAGCATCCAGAAGATTTATACCGATGATGAGAAGGTACCTTTCTTTGACCTGTATGAGCTAGGTTTATGGTTTTATGAAAATATCCCCTCAAAAGACTGGGTTGATCTATTATCTTTCTTGCGCATATTGCGTGAATATAATGAATTAACGACCTATATAAAATTCCCTGGTGATGTACAAGATGTGGTTCACTAACGTTATGGGTGAACTATGCATAAAAAATATGTAATCCATGGTGATCTCACCCATTTAGCAAAGGTCTTTGGAGACCGTCAACGTGTATGGGATATGATATCTGAGTTTCGTACACGTATTGCAATCGATCTGGTTAATCAACATAATGCATCATTGTTTTCTGGTCCCATCGGTATGATCGGGACTTTTTATTTGGTATATCCAAAAGACATTCCCCGTCACAAGCGGACTAGTGAATCAATCCATATACGTAAACCAACGATATCATCATTGATCTACTTTTTGGAGCATATTGGGTTTGGTATATTATTTAATAGCTCGACAGCAATTGCATCAGTACAAGTACGTAAATTGTTTACAAAAGAAAATCCCCGTGTTGAATTGGAGATTTTTTCTTTAAGCAGTAATAAAAATAGCCATCACATTAATACAGAATGATGGCTATATAAAAAGGAGAGTATCATGAAAAAAATAAAGCGGTATAGATTGATTTTAAAGTACCAAAAAATCTATACCGTTTTTTGTAGGAATAGTATATGAGTATAGCAAAATCAGAAATTAAGAGAAGTAACAATGGAAGAAGATATAAAAGTATATACGCCGAGTCATATAAAAACTCCAAAGGGTATACGACCACCTCGTGATAAAAAATCACAAGATGAACTTGGTAATGAAATGTTACGCTTTATGGCTCATGAAAATGTATTAACCCTTGATTCATTTCCGGTATCAAAGTCAATGGCTCCCACTCATTTATATAAGCTTGCTGAAGACAATGATTATTTTGCTTTATGTCTTGAATTAGCAAAAACAATATTAAGTGATAGGCTTATTTATGGGTGGCATCATGGCCGTTTTCAGAAAGATTTTGTATTACGCATGTTACCACTTTATAATAAAGAGTATAAGGAAATAACTATGCAGAAGTTTAAAATAACTGAAGAAGCGCGCCATCAACCAGCAGTAATAAATGTAGTAGTACCGCCAATAACAGCGGAAGAGAAAAAAAATGAATGATTCTAATCATGAATAAAGAATATAAACACCCTCTTTATAATATTTGGCATGGGATGAAAAATAGATGTTATAATGTCAAACATGATTCATATAAATATTATGGTGCTCGTGGGGTTACTATATGCGATAGATGGTTGCGTAGTTTTTCAAATTTTGTTGAAGATATGGGAAGTAGGCCGTCTAAAGATTTTCAAATTGATAGAATTGATAATAACGGTAATTACGAACCAAGCAATTGTAGATGGGCGAGTCGAAGCGCTAATGCTCACAATAGAAGTACCTCATGGGGAATACAAGTTGATTATGAAAAATGGAATGACATTATGTCAAAAATTGAAATACTCTGACAATATATAATTACTTGTAGTCAAGAAAATATAGGTCTTACTGGTGTCGCATAATAAGGATTATGAAAAGAAACACTAAAAAGTTTCTATATGAAATTAAATATTTTGACCATATTAGATCGTTTTAGGAGATAAAATAAACACAATTCAAGTATCTCTTGATAAATACATTCCGCGTCCGTATCAGATACCTGTCTTTGATGCGCTTGAGAACAAAAAATTTAAGCGTTTAGTAATAATTTGGCCGAGACGTGCTGGTAAAGATATTGTCGGATTTAATTTGATGATTAGAGCGGCCTTTCGTCGCGTTGGTATGTACTTTTATGTATTCCCCACTTTTAGTTCCGGTCGTAGAATTCTCTGGGATGCCATTACTAATACTGGCGAACGGGTGCTCGACTATCTCCCTGAACAAATAATCGAAGCAAAGAACGAACAGCAGATGAAAATTCGTTTGAAAAATGGTTCAATTATACAGATTATTGGATCAGATAACTATGATAATACACTTATTGGTACTAATCCAATTGGTATGATCTTCTCTGAGTATTCATTACAAGACGAAATGGCTTGGGCATTTTCAAAACCGATATTACAAGCGAATGATGGATGGGCGTGTTTTCTCTCAACGCCACGTGGTAAAAATCATCTCTATTCATTATGGGAAATTGCATCCGCTAATCCCGATGCGTGGTTTTGTAACATGTTAACCGTTAAAGATACAAAGCATGTCGATGAAACGGAAATTGAACGTGATATTGCGCGGGGAGAAATATCATGGGATCTTGCACAACAAGAATATTATTGTTCATTTGATATGGGAATATCGGGATCGGTATATGGTACATCACTCGATCGTATGAAGCATAACGAACAAATCGGTATTGTGCCATGGCAATCAAATCACAAAGTACATACCGCATGGGATATTGGTAATGATATGACCTGCATTATATTCTTCCAGCAGATTGGACAAATTGTGAACGTAATCGATTATTATCAGAAGTCGGGAGAACAACTTGAATACTACATCAATTATCTTAATGGTAAGCCTTATACTTATGGGCGTCATTTCTTTCCCCATGATATGCGTGTTACTGAATGGGGTGGCAAAAAATATACTCGTGTTGAAAAAGCGCGGCAACTTGGAATAAAAGCAGATATTGTTGAATCGGTCGGTCTTGAAGATGGTATTGAATATGTGAAATCTTCCATGGCAAAGATCTGGATTGATAATCGTAAATGTACTGACTTAATTACTGCGTTAGAAAATTATCGCTATGAATATGATCGCAAGAAATCATCATATAAAAATATACCCCTTCATGATAAATATTCACATGGTTCTGACGCGTTCCGTTACATGTGTTTATCATTACCAAAGACTGCTGATTCGTTAACGCAAGCCGATATTGATAAACAGCGACGTGAAGCATTGTATGGTAACAAGGGTAATGTACCGGATTTTTTCCGTGATGATAATCCATGGATACAAGAACCTCATGGATTTGGTAATGACTTTAACCAAGGTCTTCGTTAAATTATTTTTTATGAATTTTTAAAAGAAATATACAAATCACTCATTTCATTTTTTGCATCAAAATCACGCAGTATTATTTCTAATGCACTTTCTACAATAGATGTTTTAGTAATCTTTTTTTCGTTTTTTAATTTTCTACGTAACTTCATCCATGCATCATCAAGCTTTTGTATTATATCTTCTGATAAATTAAAAGTCGTCTTTTCTCGTATGGTTTTATTGTTTTCTTTAATTATTTTTATTCCTGAATTAGCTATATCTGTATATATGGCTTTATTGTTTTCTTGTTCTATTCCCATTAAATTATCGAGAATATCAGGGGTCTTTTTTCGTATGTTATTCATCGTTAATAATCCTTTCTACTATTTTATTATAATCATGTGCACCTGTTGATTGTGGTGCGTATTCAAATATTGTTTTTCCAAATCCAGCGCTTTCACTGATACGTACATTGTATTTTATTGGATCACATACTATACCAGGGAAATGTTTTGTAAGTTGTCGTAAAATTTCTGCGCTTTTTTTTACCCGACTATCATGGAACGTTGGTAATATATACGTATGTTGTAATATTTTATTAAATCGTTTTACTGAAGAAAGTCTATCCACAAACTCTGCAAGTGAATTTAGAGATAATATTTCTAAACTTACCGGCGTTAAAATTTCTTCTGCATAAAATAATGAATTAATAGTAAGTGTATCCCATGCTGGTGATGTATCAATCAAAACATAATCAAACTTATTTTCAATTGGTTTTAGACATTCTATTAATGTTTGTTCTGCTCCATAGTCTTTACGTCCAATAAAACGTTTTACCCCCGATAAAGATTTTCCACCAGATAATATCCATAAGTTTTTTCTTGCTTCATAAAGTGCATCATGTATTGATATATCTTCATTTACTACTTCAGCTAATCCTTTTGTAGGATATACTCCCAATAAAAAAGCATCTTGTCCTTGATCGTCAGTATCAATTAATAAGACACGTTTATTGTGTAATGCAAGACCATGCGCAATAGATACGGCACCGGTGCTCTTGCCGACACCCCCTTTTGATAAAGTAATTGCAATTTTTCTCATACATACTCCCTTATTTATTGTTATATTGTTATATATAACTAATTATTAATCAATAAATCAAGAGTTTATTTTTTTAATACTTTATTGTTTTATTACTTACAATATAGCATACTATGTCTCAATAAAAGACTAAAAAATATGAAAAGCATGAAGAGTTTTAATAATAAATTTAAGAAATCTTACTTTGGATTTTAGAACTTATCGAACGATCTACCCGTTCCTAGAGATCATAGGTTCTTTTCTTTTTGGTTTTATTTTTTCCGTAATTATACGGGGAGATATTTTTTTTAATTTTTGTATATCTTCGCTTAGCCGGACGCCCATTTTATTAAGATCGCTTCTGAGATCAAGAATGTCTTTATTTAATTTATTACTTCCCGATTCAAAACACACAATGTCATTTTTTAATTCTTCTTTGATTTTTACTATTTCAAAAT